ATACTGGATAGGCAGGTTTTGTGACCAGCCAACGATCGTGCCAGGTGACATGAACGGATGGATCTTGATCGGGATGCGCTGGCCGCCTTCGAGCATGAACGGATTGTAGTAGTACTGGACCGTTCCGCCGGCGGTCATCGCGTACTCGCCCTGCTGTGGCGTCGAGAAGTACTGCAGCAGCGGTCCGGTTCCGCTGGATAGGACCTTGTCCGTGATGTTCCGAAGCTGCTGCGAGTTGACATACAGCACGTCGGGCGTCACCTGAGACGTATTCCACATGCTCATCAGCATGTTGTCGATCTCAACGACCGAACCGCGGCCCGAAGCGGTCAGCGTAGAGCCTGTCCCGGCTGTGCCGGTCGCCAACGCCTGCACGTAAGCGCCCGATCCAGACTTGAGCGCGGTCGTCATCAGACCATCGAACGCAGTGCTGTTCGTGCTGTTGTCGACGGTGATGGCGGACGCGTTCTGCGTTCCGGAGGTCAGCGGCGCACTGAAGGTCGCGCTGTTGATCGGCGTGATGGACTGCAGAACCTCGTTGCCAACGGTGCCGACGAACCAGGCATAGGCGACGGCGCCTTGCAGGTACGCGGTGGTTGCCGACAGCGTCTGCCCGAGCGTGACAGCCTGTGTGGCGCTGGCCGACTTCATCGAGCTTCCGCCGTTGATGGTGTAGGTCTTGCCATCCGCGCCGGTAACCGTCTTCTGCGTCGCCACACCGATGCCGATGGTCACGGCTGAGTTGCGCCAGCCTTCGAGCGTCAGGCCGACGACGATGACGCTATAGGTCGCTGCCGGAAGCGTGGCCCCGGTGCCAGCGGCGGAAAGAGTTGCCGTTGATGCCGTGCCTAGCTGCATCGAGTTGTTGCCGCCAAGGATCGCCATTTCCTCTTTGAGCATGGTCTTCTGAAGCAGCCGCATCACCATGCGCGCCTGCACGTTTTCGAACGTGCGGCCGGCAGAGATTGCTTCGAAGGTCGCCCCGTCTTCTTCGCCAAGAGTAACGTAGGACGCGCTCTTGTTCGAAGTGTTGTAGCTCATCTGCCCCGAACGCTGACCTTCCGGGATCCAGCCGACCGAGTCAAAACCGGAGCCGGCGATCGAATTGACCTGACGCCAGTTGGTCGCAAGACCGACACCGCCGCTGACGCGTGGAATGACATTCCGGATAGGAGTTGCAACCGGGTACAGGTTCTTCGCCGGAGCCTGCAAGTCATAGGCGACCAATCCTGTTCCGGTATTGATCGTCTTCTGCAAGTCATCAGGACGCATCCCGGCCGCAGCCATGATCGTCCGTGCGATGTCCTCGCTCGGGTTTTGCAGGGATTCGGTCAGGGCCTTGTTGAGCGCGCCCTCATCGGGGCGCGAGAACGCGTTCATGTTAATGGGGGCTCCATCGAAGGGAAAAAGCCGCTTCTCAGCGGTTGGTCTGGCCTTGCCCAAGGACCGGATGTGAGGGGCTCAACCCCTCTCGGGGCTGTCTCGACACAGCCGGGACGTGCCCGGCCGCATGGATTTACCGGGAGATCGGACGAGCGTTGATAGGAGACAACGACGCTTTCATGATCAGCATCGTTCTTTCGTCCTCGCTCATAGCGGCCAGAGCTTGACGAACTTCGTCTTCTGTCGGGACCGCGGCCTTGGCCATCTCCGAAATGCGCGTCGATCCTGACGCGTCTTGCTCTTTTGAGACAGAAACGAGCGCGGGATCGGCGGCCTTGGTGATCGTCTTGGCCGGCATCGGAGTGTCGGCCAACTGCTGAACGCGCTTGCTCAGCGTGTCCAGTGTCTCGGTCAGGCCTCCAACGGTCTTCAGAAGGTCGTCACGCTCGTCTTCCAGTGCGGTAATGCGGTCCTCTGCCTTTTCCAAGGCATCGTGCTCCGCGCCGCTAACCAACCCGGCAACGGCACCTTCGTGAGCGACACCATCAAATGCTTTGGCGAGATCGCCAGAGGCCGCGGCGAGTGCGATTTGCGCGGACATGGTCTTGTCAGCCGCATCAAGCAACTCCTGCAACTCTTCGTCGGACATCGCCTTGTAGGCCGCACCCAAAGACTCTACCGCTGCATGGAGCTTCTCCGGGACAGCGCTGTCGTCTCCCTCCATGCTCTTTTCGAACTGAGCCTCGGACAAGCAGTAGGCGAGCTCGACCAGCAGGCAACCGACACGTGCCGTTGCGTGCAAGCCCTTGCGGAGTTCGGCGCCGGCGGCGAGGACGGGGGATATACCGCCATTCTCTTGCCTGGACAGGCGGTTCAGAACTGCCGTAGCGGCCTTGAGGGCCGCGTCAGCCGCCGCACGAGCGTTGGCAACCGGGTCGTCAGCCGCCTTCTTGGCGTCCTTCTTCTTGTCTTTGTCGGCGGTGTCTTGAGTGTCGTCCTCGATGACAGGCTCGCCCTTCCCGTCTTTTGGCTTCGCGGACTTCGTCTTGTCCTTGCCCATGTCGCCGTCTGCAGCCTTGTCAGAAGTGTCCTGGGTGGCGTTGCGGGTCTTGGTGGCCTTCGGTGCCGCTCCATCAGGCTGCTTGCGGGTGCGGCTATCCGTTCCCGGCTTCGGAGTCTCGCCTTCCATATGCTCGACCGCATCGACCGCGCTTTCGTTCAGCGGATCGGGATGTGCCTGGCCGGCCTCTTCGGGGTTCTTCACCTCTTGCTTCTTCTCGGGGCCGTTTCCTGGAAGGGTCACTTCGACATGCTTTCCTGCAATTGCGGCGCCGACTGCCGTGGCGTCCATGCCTTCCCCGTTGCTGCCTCCGGTATTGCCGAGGATCTGGTCGATCGACGTCGGGTGCAGTTCGAGCGGTTCGATGGTTTTCTGAACATCACCCGCCGCATCGGCCTTTTTCGCGCCGTCTTTCCAGTCGCTTGGGATCATGTCAGATGCTCCGAGGGCCGCAGCGCGGCGCTTGATGTGCGCCCTTGCGGCCGCTGGGTTTTTCGCCTTGCCTGCCAGCCTGATTGCGTTGTGCAGGTCTTCCTTGTCAGCTATCGGGAAGCTGCCATCGGGCATAGCCTTGCCAGACTTCGCGTCGGCGCGACGCTGTTTGGCGTCAAAATCGCGCTTGCTGACTTCTTCGCCATCGTTGGGATCGATAATGTTCACTTCGATCTCATCCACAACTGATGCTCCATCGGCTTTCCAGCACTCGAGGACTGCATCTGGATTGCAGGGTCTATCGACGAGGCTGATCTCAGAGAGCGTGATGCCCTCGATAATCTTTCTATCGTCGGGATTGCGCTTGGTGACCTTGCCGCCGATCGAAAACCCGCGGTAGGTCTTCAACTTCACCTTCTTGATCGCGGCCTCGTCCGTGACGTGAGCCACGACACGGGTAATGCCGTCGTCACCAACTGTCGCCTCAAGCGTGCTACCGGCGGCGGACAACTGATGCATCTCACGCAGGGCCGGGTACTGCATGTAGCCCGGGATCGCGGCGCGTATCGCTTCGGCACGGATTACTTCACCAGCCGTGTCGATACTCTCGCTGGACGCGATTCCATGGACCAAGATGGTCCCATCGTCCTGCTGTACGATCTTCTCGATCTGCCCGTACATCGAGACCTGTGAAATGGCGCCCATTGGTTTAGACCACGGTGTGCTGGAAGTTTACCCACGTCATCTTGTTCACCGACCAGTAGATCGTGTAGCCAAGGGTGGTGTCGTAGTACGGGTACGCCGGGGGAAATTGAAGAATATGCCCTGGAATATCGGACGACTGACCAGGAACCGGGCGGGACGCGGTTGGTCCAATCTCGGTTACTCGGGTCCAGCCTGCATGCTGAAGCGCTTCGGCATCTTGCGCGAGAGCATCGACGTAGCCGTTCGTGGTTGCGTCGAAAGTAGCTCCGCGCTGAACCGTAAAGAGGTTATGCCCCGCCGGGGGGAACATGCGGTAGGTCCGCAGCCGGGCAGCAGTTGCCATCGGTCAAGTCCTCTGGTGTTGAGCGTCGCCGCCCGAGTTAAATTCCGGAATGGCCTTGGGCGTAAGAAACTGACCGGGCCAAGGCAAGTATCTCGTGAAACTGCTCTACAGCCGCTTCCGATACAAATCTGGCAATGGGGACAACGCTTTGCCCATCGTCTGCGCAAAGCCAAATTCCCGTATGCGGAAAATCCCGCTCAACGACAAAAGTCACAGACATCAGGACTTCGAAACCGGGCAGGAGAAGAAATACCCACCGTGGCGCACCGTTTTTATAATTGCGGGGAGCCTTGGGTTTTTCTCGATCTTGGCCCGAAGCCGGCTGATCTGCACATCAAGTGCCCGGTCGTTCGTGCGAAAGATCCTGCCGTCGATCATCGCAAGTTCGGAAAGGCGAGAGACGGTTTGCTGCGGGTAAAGGCAGAAAACCGTCATTAGGTCGAACTCTCCGCTCGTCAGCGTGACCTCTTCACCGTCAGGACGCAACAATGCCCGGCGGCCCGTATCGAACGTCCATCCGTCGAAGTGAAATACGGGCCTCGAATGCATCGTTAGGTCTTCCCTGGCTCTTTTGTCCGACTAGACAGAGACTTCTTCGGGCGTCCTGTGCCTGCGGAAGCGCCGCGACTCTGTCCAGTGGCATAGCTGACCGATTTTGGCTTGGCCGTCGCTCTAGGAGCCGTTGCCTTTTTCGGAGCGGCGCTTCGAGCCGCTCCGGCGGCTGGCGGCGGGTTCTTGATTACCTCAAGTTCCGCTTCGGCCGTGTCCTGTCGGGTCTCCTCGGCTTCTTGGTTTCCAGTCAGGCTAACCGCTCCGGTTGCCAGATAAATCCGATGCTCGTCTCCACCATCGGCGGGGATTTCTCCGTATCGGTCGCGGACCTCGTTGATAGCCAAACTGCCGTTACGAAGGCGGATATCGTCGATCTGAGCTTGTTTGAGAGGGTCGATATCATCGGCAATTTCCCACGCCCATTCGAGATCAGGGCAGTCCAACTCGTCGGCCGTGATGTCGTCCGCTGTGCGTTTCCACCAGCGCAGGAGCGGTTCCCGACCTTCCTCCAAGCCGGTAGAGTCGGACTGTTCCGCCGTTGCCCGGTTCATTCCCTTTATAAATGGAGTAGGGGGCAGGCTGAACGCGTAGCAAATAACCCTGGCGAGCCACTCGTCAAACTCGTCTTTTAGCGGCGGATCTTTGAAGTTCTTGTACTGAGCGCCATTCGGCACCCATATAACCTTCTGTTTCTCGCCTAAATTGCCGCTAAGCCGTGCGTCAAACCAGTCTTGGTATTCAGAGATCTGATCTGCCGACCAACCTTCCGGCGCGGCCAGGATGCCGGCGGGCACGTTGCCCATGCCAAAGTGAAAAAGCTGCGAGGCCTGCCGCTGCAAAATCGTGTTGATGGTGACCACGCATTGCTCGACCGGCCCGTATCCATAGAGCTTGTGTGGGCGCAGGTTGCGCGGGATGTAGAGCAAATCCGTCGTAGACAGATTGATCCACGGACGGCCGTAAAGCACCTGTTGGTAGGCGGGCTGCGGTGCGAGCGGGCGTCTGCCTTGCTCATCGACCAGTAATTTGATCGAGTCGCCTTCAACGATTTCGAGGGCGAGCAGCT